GCATAACGATCTGCAGTAGGAATATTTTGTTTATTCATAAGCTTGCGTGCAGCTTTCAAATCTTCTTTCAGGAATATTTTTCTGTTTCCTGTGGCAGATGCCATTGTTGCAGCAGCAGCAGTTCCGGTTGTGCGTAAAATTTGACCGGTAACTGTTGGAGCCCACTTGATTAAAATATCATCAGCTACAAGCTCTTTTAACGTTTCCATATGTTCACCAAGCACTGAATCCATTTTATCATAACTGATTTCGGTTTTTTCCGCCTCAGTAATGTTTGTTGGATCAGTAGTGTAATTATCCAAAGTGTATGTAATATCGGTATCAGTTCTTTGAACAGCAGCAGCAGGTAAGCTGGTTCTGTTTTTCACTGTTGCTGGTTTCGCACCAGCTTGCGGAATGTGAACCACTGAACCGTTTAACACATTTTCATCCGCATTAAAGCAGTAATTCAAGAACTCATTGCCCTTGAATAAATTACCAATGATGTCTTTTAATAATGTTTCAAGCATTCGTTGCAAAAACCATCCTGTTAAAGCACCAATTAATCCAAGCACAATTGCATTAAAAACATCCTGCATGTTTACCATTTGTATTGTTAGAACTTGCCTAAACATTCCAAGAATTGTTGCACTTAAACCACCGATTACTGCACCTAATGCATTGAAGATTCTTTCCATGTGTGTATTGCGATTATTATTAAACAAAAGCATCATACAATGTTTTGAACCTTTCAGGTTCTTCTGCTTTTATCCGTGCAAGTTCCTTTGGGGCTTCCTTCCAAAGTTTATCGTAATTATAATTTGCATAAGAATCAGTAGCACCTGCACCACCCGTGATTGCATTTAATGTTACGGGCTTGTATGGTTGTTTAGCTTCCAGCAACTTTCTTGTTAATTCATAATTATCAGTTGCATGTTGAACAAACTCTTCCTTTTCTGTTGCTTTGATTTTATTGGATGCAATAGCATCATTAACCAAAGTTTCAGCACGATCTTTCACCTGCTTTGTTGCAGCTTCTTTCATGGTTTTGTTATCCGCTTTTAAGGTTGCGTTTTCCTGCATCACTTCCTGAACTGCAAGTGTTACAGATTGTTCATCCTGTTTATCTGTTGGCAGATTAAGGATTGATGCAATTAATTTTACGTCCATATCAATTTTTGTTTTTGTGATTTTATTTAGTGAATTAATATTTGTTTCATTCTGCGATTTGAATTCATTTAAATTCATCATTACACTTGCTGGTATTTCTTCAAAGTTCAATGAATTAATTAAATCAGTAATTACAGAATCTTCAACAACAATATTTTCATCCAGCACTTCTGTAATAAATCCTTTTGATAAAGCTTCCTTTGAAGTCATCCAGTAATCTTTTATCCACAATTTTTCAATTTCTTCTTTCTTCATTCCAGTTGCTTCAATATAAGAATCAAGAATTGCTTCCTTAATATTCTGTAATAGCTTAAGCGAACTTGCATGGTCATCTTCATTGCCATATGTAGATACTGATGGCTTATGGATCATGTATTGAGAATTTTTTGAACCTTTCCTTTTTTTGCAGGCAACAAGTATTACTGTTCCTGCACTTGCACATAATGCACCAACAACAGCAACGATATTTCCTTTAAACTGTTTTATTTGATTTGCAATTTCATGTGCATCAAACACACTTCCACCACCTGTATTAAGGTGCACTTCACAATCTTTAATTCCCTGTTCAACCAATTTTTCAATGGTATTTGAAAATTCTTCACCACTGTTTTTCCAGCCACTTATATATCCGCTAATTTTAATTATAGCTTTATTATCGGATGCAGCACATGTAATAATCATTTTCTTTTGGTCTGGCATATCAATATTTAGTTTTCATAAAATTGCTTTTCATTGGTAATAGTGAATGCAAAAATGAAACACATTAAAATATCTTACAAACCCGATTTCTATTATGGCAGGTAATTACCTGCCATAATAGCAGGTAATTACCTGCCATAATGAAACATGATTTAATTAATAAGCAAAAGAGATTACAACTTTGTATCAATATGACAAAGCAGAAAAATGAATTAAACATTGATCAAAAAAAGGATTATGCAAAAATACTTTTTGTATATGAAAAATTGAATCAAAAAGAAACTGCACAAAAAACTGGTGTAACTGAAAAGACTATTGGCAAGTGGGTGGTTGCAGGGAAATGGGATGAACTTAGAATTACATTATTTCTTTCCAAAGCTGAAGAATTAAAACGATTGCAACAGCAGTTAAAGAACCTGAATGATGTTATTATGGAACGTGATATTAAAAAACGTTTCCCCGATAGCAAAGAAGCTGATATACTTTCAAAGCTTGCAGCAGCAATTAAAAGTTTAGAAACACAAACTAATGTTGGTGATGTTGTAAATGTATTTATTGATTTCAATGCATTCATCCGGCAAGCTGGAAGTATTAAAGAAGCGCAACTGGTTTTTGAATGGCAGGATAAATACATTAAATCTTTAATGAAGTAACCATGAACATCAGCGCATCAGATAAATCAGCTTTACGAAAATGGCATAATGAAGCCAAAGCAATACGAAGGGCAACAACTGTGAATATTGATGAAAAACCTGCTGAAAAAGAAAAGCGTATTGCAAAGTTGCTGGATGATCCTATTAAATTTTGTGAATATTATTTCCCACATTATTGTTCTTCTGATTTTGGTGATTTCCAAATTAAAGCAATTAATAAAATTGCTGAAAATCCAATTATATACGCAGTATTAGAATGGGCAAGGGGGCACGCAAAGAGCAGCACTATTGCACCTATGCTTGTTTTGTATTTAACCTTAACAGAAAAAGATGTAAATCTATTAATGGTAAGCTACAATGCAGATAACGCAATTGATTTATTAAAGCCTGTTAAACTTGAATTTGAAAATAATCAAAGAATATTAAATGATTTTGGAACACAGAAAGGTTTGAATGATTGGGATTCAAAAAAGTTTGTAACTGTAAATAATTGCAGCTTCAGGGCAATTGGTTCAGGGCAATCACCAAGAGGAACAAAGGAACAGGAAGTTAGACCTAACATGATAATTCTTGATGATATTGATGAAGATGAAATGTTACGCAATCCGCAAAGATTAGATCAAACTTTTGATTGGGTTTCTGAAGCATTGTATAATACTTTTGATATTACCGGAAAGAAAAGATTTATTGTAACAAATAACAGGATAGCCAAAGATTCTATTTTAGTTCGTGCATCTAAAAAAGCAGATTATCATTTAATCGTTAATGCCATTCGTAAAGCAACAACTAAATTGGATAAAGAAGTAACCAAAACACAGCTTCAATATTGCAAAGGATTATTATCAAAAGAAACAGATTCCGAAAGGAGTAAAGTTTTAAAAGAAGCAATTAAATATTTAAATGATAATTATATTCCCACATGGCATCAAAGGTATAACATGCAGCAGATCATGTATATCAAAGATAAAATTGGTTCACGTGCATTTGATAAGGAATATTGCAACAACCCAATTACCGAAGGAAAAACATTTAAAGCTGATTGGATTGTTTTCAAGAAATTACCACCCCTTTCGAATTATAAAACTTTTACTGTTGCATACCTTGATCCGGGCTTCAAGAAAACAAAAACCAGTGATAGTAAATCTTGGATATTAATGGGATTAATGAATGCAGAATATCATGTTATTAAAGCATATTGTGATAAAGCATCAGTGCAGGAAATGATTGAGTGGGGATATGATATTAATAGTTATGTTGTTTCACGTTCTGCATCCACTACAATGAAAATGGAAGAAGTGTTTCTTCAGGATTTGCTGTATAAAGATTTTTCTGATATGGCTAAGATTAAAAAATTGCCATTACCCGTTTCCGGCGATAAAAGAAAGAAACCTGATAAGGATGCACGTATTGAATCTTTAAGTGGATTATTTGAACGTGGTTCATGGTATTTTAATGAAGATGAAAAAGAAAATCATCACATGAAAAAACTTGTAGATCAGTTCTTAGCCTTTCAATCAGGCGTTAGCACTTTGAAAGATGGATGCGATGCATGTGAAGGTGCAGTATTTATTTTAAATGAAAAGCTGCATTTAAATAGTGAAATGACTTTTGGAAAACCTTATAATAATAAAAACAGAGTATGAGCGCGTTTATTAGTAAAGCAGATTATAAAGATTTAATTAGGACAAATATTCTTGATGCAATTACCAATGTTGATGATACAATTTTGGATGAAGCTGAACTTATTGCAATAAGTTTTGTAGCTGCATATCTTAATTCAAGATATGACACAGAAAACATATTTAACAAAACAGGTAATGATAGAAATCCAATTGTTGTAATGTATTGCATTGATATTGTATTATACAA